AAGGATGGTACTAAACGTACTCATGCTGAATGGGCTGATACTAATAATTTTAAATGGTATAACGAAGAAAGTTTACCGCATGAATGGAAAAACAATGAACTATAAATTTAAAGAAGATGATATTATAAAGGATATAATACTATATGTAAATCAAACATATGACCAACACTATGCTAACGGTAAGTACCAAGCGACTGATATGATACTAGATGCAGGACATGGAGAAGGTTTTTGTATGGGTAACATTATGAAGTATGCAATGAGGTATGGAAAAAAGAATGGTAAGTCTGAAATGGACTTGCATAAGATTATACACTATGCTATAATAGCTTTGTATGTACAACGGAATTCAACTGATAAGGACACAGACAATGGTAGATGATAAGTTAGGTAAGAAACCTTATCTAGGAATTGAAATAGATTATGATAAAGAAAATACATTTGACAAGTTTAGTCTTGACACATTAAAGGATAGATACTTTTGGGAGAAAGAAACACATGCACAAGAAGCATTCGCAAGAGCCTCCGTCTACGGAGCAACCTACAAAGGGGACACAGATTTTGAATTGGCTCAAAGGCTTTATAACTACGCTTCCTCTCGTTGGTTCATGTTCAGCACTCCTATACTTAGTAACGGAGGTACGAGCCGTGGGCTTCCTATCAGTTGTTTTCTCAATTATGTTCCTGACAGCAGGGGTGGTTTATCTGCTCACTATGATGAGAACGTATGGCTCGCAAGTAGTGGTGGAGGCATCGGTGGATATTGGGGCGATATTAGGAGCAACGGTATTTCAACTTCTCATGGCTCTCGTTCTACTGGAAGCATTCCTTTCCTCCACGTTGTAGACTCACAGATGTTAGCCTTTAATCAAGGCACTACAAGACGAGGAAGTTATGCCGCATACATGGACATCAGTCATCCAGAGATTGAAGAGTTCATTAACATGCGTAAGGAATCAGGTGGTGATATCAATAGGAAGAATCTTAATCTTCACAATGGTATTAATATTACTAATGCTTTCTTACATGCTGTTGAACATGATGAAGACTGGAGATTGATTGACCCTAAATCTAATGAGGCTGTTAAGATAATTAACGCTAGAGATTTATGGTGGCAGATTATACATGCAAGAGCAGAGACAGGTGAGCCTTACATGATAAACATTGATACCTGTAATCAACACCTACCTAAAACACAAAAAGATTTAGGATTAAAAATACAACAGAGTAACCTTTGTTCTGAGATTACTTTACCCACCAACGAAGAACGAACAGCCGTGTGTTGTTTGTCATCTGTAAACCTTGAGCATTTTGATTCTTGGTCTAAGGATGATAACTTCATACAAGATTTAGTAACCATGCTTGATAATATATTACAACATTATATTGACAATGCAGTAGACACAGAACAACTAGGAGAATACAGTGCAAACTTTAAAAGATTTCAGAAGTATATTAAGAAAGGAAAGGAAGGATTTACTAAGTCTGCGTATTCCGCATATAGAGAACGTAGCATTGGATTGGGTGCGATGGGGTTCCATGCATATCTCCAATCTAGGAGCATTCCTTTCGAGGGTATCTTTGCAACTGGGTTCAACCATAAAGCGTTTACCTATATCAAAGCTCAAGCTACACAAGCTACTAAACAACTTGCTGAAGATAGGGGAGAAGCTCCTGACGTACACGGTACAGGCAAGCGGAATACTAACCTATTGGCTATTGCTCCTAATGCTAGTAGTGGGATTATATGTAGTGGTACTTCCCCTTCTATTGAGCCTTTCAGGGCTAACTGTTATACTCATAAAACTTTGTCAGGTAGTTACCAAGTTAAAAACAAATACCTTGAAAAAGTTTTTAAATCTAAAGGACTTAAAACCACAGAGCTAGACAAGATATGGAAAGACATATCAGCTAACGAAGGCTCAGTACAACACTTAGATATTCTTAATGATAACGAAAAAGAAATATTTAAAACTGCGAATGAGATAAATCAAATCTGGATTGTTGAACATGCATATCAAAGACAACAATTTATTTGTCAAGCACAGTCAGTTAATTTATTCTTTACTTTACCTAAGAGTACAGAGCCACAAGAAACACACGACACATATATGCAGTATGTCAATGATGTACACTGGTATGCTATGAACAAACTAAAATCGCTGTATTACTTTAGAACAAATGCGGCACGAAATGTAGAGAACGTAAACACTAAAATACCACGGATTCGTTTAGATGATGTGGAATGTATAGCCTGTGAAGGTTAAGGAAAAACTATGAGCTTATTAAAAACTAGAGACTATTACAAACCGTTTGAATACCCTTGGATGTATGAGTATTACAAACTACAAAATCAAATGCATTGGATGCCAGAATCAGTGCCTTTACATACAGATGTTAAAGACTGGCAGGATGTAACACCAGAAGAAAAACATTTACTAACACAGATATTTAGATTGTTTACTCAATCAGATGTGGACGTAGCATCAGGATACATTGATAAGTACATGCCTATCTTTAAGAAGCCCGAAGCTAGGATGATGATGTCATCGTTTGCTAACATGGAATCTATACATCAAGATGCATACAGTTTATTACTTGATACAGTTGGTATGCCTGAGATAGAATACAAAGCTTTCTCAGAGTATGAAGAGATGGCAGACAAGCATGATTACGTGGGTACATTTAAACCTCTTAAGTCTGATAAGAGAACCATTGCTAAAACACTAGCAGTATACTCAGCGTTTACAGAAGGACTACAATTATTTAGTAGCTTTGCTATCTTGTTAAATTTTCCACGCTTTGGTAAGATGAAAGGTATGGGACAGATTGTTACTTACTCTATCCGTGATGAGTCTATGCACGTTGAAGCTATGACTAAATTATTCCGTGAGTTTATCCAAGAGAACATTGAGATATGGACAGATGATTTCAAAGCAGAACTTTATCAAATATGTAGAGACATGGTAGAGCTTGAAGATAAATTCTTAGACTTAGTGTTTGAGATGGGTGACTTACAAGGACTAACTAAACAAGACATGTATGCTTATAACAGATACATAGCTGACAGACGTTTGCTACAGTTAGGTTTAAAAACTAACTACGACCAAAGAGAAAACCCACTAGGTTGGATTGATGAAGTCATGGGTGTAGAACACCAGAACTTCTTTGAAGGTAGAGCAACTACTTATATGAAAGCAGGACTACGAGGAAGACAGGACTCTGTAACTTTTACAGGGATTGAGTAATGAAAAAGAAAAGAGATGAAGCTGAGTTACTTGGTTATAAACTTCTATATAATAGAACAGGTAACTTAGTTACTGAAAGATTAACAACTGATATAACTCAACTTAAAAAATATTTTAGCACTGAAGAGTACTCTACATTACATACCATAATTAGAGAAGCTACTAAAAAATTAGATGAAGTTCATAGCTACATCGAGTCTAATTTAAATGCTAGAAAGATGGATGATTAGATTGTATATATAATAATAGGTTCTGATTTACCCTTGACATAAATTGGGTCTAACAATTTAGCTTGGGTAGTCGAACCTACTATTGTACCCACACCAATCACTATATCTTTACCCACTTCTTTAGTAGAGCTTTCAAGTCTTGCCGCTAAATTAACTGCATCACCTATAGCTGAGTAATCAAAACGTGTATCGCTTCCCATATTACCTACAACTGCATACCCTGTATTTATTCCGATACCTATCTCTATTCCTAAATTGGCTTCTTCCATATCTTGGTGTATTTCTAACGCTGTTTGGATGGCTTTGTTCTCATGTTCATCTAAGTCTACTGGAGCATTAAAGATTGCCATCATTGCATCACCAATATATTTATCTACCATACCACCGTTTCTCTTAACAGCATTAGCTTGAATTGTCAAGGCTTTATTCATAATTTCTGTGACTTCTTCAGGCTCTAATCGTTCTGATAGACTTGTAAAACCTCTGACATCTGTAAATAAAAACGTACATTTTCTTCTATCTCCTCCTAACTTTAAAAGTTCTGGGTTATCTTGCAGTTGTTTAACTTGTCGAGGGTCAAGATAATGTTCAAATTGTTTTTTAATTTGTTGTCGTAATTTAAATTGTGTTCTAAAGTTTAGATAGAATTGTTGGGTAGCAATAAGTGTCATACTTATCATGCCCCATGTAAAATCTATGAGTAAATTGTTAGTAACAAAGTAGTTTTCAAAATAGCCCATTAGAGGCAACATAACTAAGAATGATACTACCCCCTTAGTGATACCTAGATAATTGATTACAAGGGCTGTGAGTAAGCCTGAGAGGATTAATATGAGTAGTTCTGCAAGTAATCTATACTCTGGAATTTGAGGACTGTCAAGCAACATACTTTCTGATAAAGCCGCTTGTATTTTATGAGGTTCTAATAACCCAACAGGTGTTGCAACTTGAGGTGATATTCCTTTGGCAGTAAATCCTACAAAAACAAATGTGCTTTCTACATTCATTTCTTTTAGTGTAGTCTGTGTTGTGTCAACCCAACTAATCCATTTACGTCCAAGGCTATCTGTATCTACTGGTGGTATGCCTCTTACCCTAACCATGTCAATACCATTTTGATTGGTTACAATTTGATAAGTATTACCACCACCTAATATCTTTAAAACTTCTGTGCCGAATGAAGCTACCCATCCTGTAGGTGTTTGTTGTAGTAGTGGTATTTGTCTTACAAGATTATCAACATCTACTGGTGCAGAAATAGCACCTTGACTTGCAGATTGTTTTAGGATATCAACATTAGATAAGAAACCAGAAGCTTGTGGTAAAGTTATGTCTGGTCCTTTAATAACCGTACCATGAGTAGCAGGATATAAACCGTTGTCTACTTCTGGCATAGCTATAACACTAGCAGACTTGGAAAGCTCTAAAGCAAACGCATCATCTCCACCCATTCTATCTGCATGTGGGAATAACATAACCCACCCAACACCATAAGCTCCTGCATCCATAATGTCTTTATGAATCTTAGCTAAGTCTTGGCGAGGTAGAGGGTATCCACCCATATCATTAAGGTCTTGTTCTGAAATATTTAAAACAGTAAAATGCCCTGTAGAATTTGGTGTTTCTACTAGGGCATCAAAGGTTTTAAGTCTTAAAGTTTCTAAGGCTTGTGAATTGAATAGTAAAGGTAGGGTCAGTATACCTATTAAAGTAAGTGCCCACTTCATGTTATACATATATATCTATTATCTTACCAATTTTTGATAAAGGAAAACCATATTTTGTTCTTATGAAATTTTTGTACACCATTTAATCTCCTTGGTTTATGGTAATACTAGAATCTCCTCCTCCATTAATAACAAGCTGAGTGCCTTTACCATTCTGTACTAGTAGAATTGTATAGCCACCATCTCTATCTACATCTAAACGTACTGTGTCTTCTAAGACTTTATAAAAGCTTAGTACATTGTCAGTTAAGAAAGTATTTATTTGCGTGTTGGAATCAAAGCCCATTTGAGTTCCCTTTAGATTTATGTCGGTTCGTAATAAAGATTCTGTTTGGTCTAGTTCGTTTACATCTTCTATAATATCTAACAAGTCTTCAAGAAAGTTTACATCAAGATAGTTTATATCTAACTCAGTAAACTCTAAATCACTATCCGTAAGATAGTCTATGTCTAAATCATCAAACTCAAGGAAGTCAACATCAAGAACATTAGTACTAATATTTCCATCTTGTCCCTCATCTTGTGCCACTTCTCTTGGTGCATTTACAATTAACATGTTATCAATTAACTCAAGTGTTAAGTCAAGGATAACAGGCTTGCTTGGTTTAGTTTCAAACATAGAAACTGTAGTAGCTTGGTAAGGTTTATTAAGAACTACCTGTCCCATAGCTGTTGCAACAACAATCTCTCCACTTGGAAGACCGTCATTGTCTGGTAATAATATTACTAAACTCCTACCTAATTCATCTACAGTTACAGTAAAGTCTGTACCACGAATAGCTATCGTAGCACTTGGAGTTTTTATAAATATATTTTCTTTGTCTATAGTTGCTAGTTTTCCTGTGATAAATCTTGCAGTACCACTAGCAAACTCTAGAGCCATTTTAGATTTGGATGGGTCAGGGTCATATATAAACTCATCTATGATAAGTTCAGAGTGTTCAGTTAGTCTAACTTGACTGTCATCTAAAAAAGTAATACCCATTCTTCCATTAGAAGTTTGGACATTATCATAACTATTTATATCTAAAGATAAAGAAGCTTTATAATCTTTATCTCTTACTACCCGACCCGACCCTTGTAACTCTGTGATGTTGCCTACGTTAGCAACCGACTGAACTGCCGCCATCATTCTGGATGACACAAACAGTACCACCAGAGCCAGTGCTAAGTATTTTAAGCCAGTCATTATCATTTGTACTCATTTGATTGATAGAAAAATTTCTGTTACTTCCTGTTTGGTCAAGATAGAAGTAACCCCCTGCATAACCTTGACCATCAAAGTTTACAGTGTTTGAATCTCCATCAATATCCATGTAGTTTGTTGCACCATCATAATCTATATCAGCATTAATGATGTTACTATCACCATTAATAATCCAATCTAAATCAGTATTACTTGACATAGAAGCTGTTGCTAAGTCTAGTGTAAATGTATTACTACTTCCTGTAGTTTGAACATTAACATTAGAACCGTCTGCTCCGTATGTGTTAGCAGGGTCTACTTGGATTGTAAAAGCATTACTGCTTCCATCAAAATTAAAGTAGCCTGTAAAGTTATCAGCCCATATATCTCCTAAGAAGGAGTTAGTTGAACCTATTTGATTTACATCTAGTGTCATAGTTGAGCCATCTAAATCTAGAGGGGTCATTGAACCTGCGGAAGATAGTAATCCTCCTATCAAGTTAGCTGAACCCAACTGTTCTAAATCTAAATTAGCTGTAGCACCACTTTGCTCTACATAAATCTCGTTGTCTGCCGCATAAGTTAATGTTGACAATATACTTAACGCAGTTATTATTATTATTTTATTCATATTCCCAATAGCCTCTATCTATTCCTATATGTATTATGTTTAAAACCCCCGACTCTATTGCCTTTTGCAAAGCTATAGAGATACTCTCATTCTCAGCCACACCACCTTCTATCTCTACTAGCTCAGTGCCAGTTTCAATAAAACGAAATATGTCTTGAGAAATACTTGTGGATAAAATACTTTTAGATACTAATGTTTCTGTCAGTACTTCACCAGTTGATACGGATACTAGTCTTAATGATATGGTTACAGTATCTTCCCTATAGGATTTACTATTACCAATGCCAAGATACCTTGATCCGATACCACCAGATTGCAGATTAGCCTCGTAGCTAATCACGCCCCCTTGAACTAAAAGCCCTGCGAATAACAAAGGCTTTAGTTTATTATCTTCTTCAAACTCTTTACGAGTGCTTCTGATAAGTTGTCTTTCTTTTGTTAGGTCATCTAAACCTACACGTTCTACTACTCTGAAAAATTGACCGTTAGCCGTATGCTTAAAAGCCCTAATAAGAAATGCTTCAGGGGCTTGGGTGACTGCTGTACTAAACAAAGCAAACGTGCTGTTGCTTCTTCGTTGCCCTGTTAAGTCTTTAAAACTATTAGGGTACACAGCTATAGTAGGTTTGTTTTTAGCCGCAGGTAAATTTTTTAATTCTTCTGATTGTAAATCTAGTGTTGATGTCGGTTGTATTTTTTTAGTTAAAAATAAATCGTCATTAGCCTCAAAGACTGCACAACTAGAAAGTAAAAGTACCGATAGGCAAAGTAATAATCGTAGTTTCTCCATTCGCATCCACAATAGTAAGTGTTATATATACACCATCACTGCTATAAGTAATAGTGTTACCCTCTAATTCTATAGTTCCCTCTGAGCTAGGGTTTTCTCCAAATAAATTTTCAACTAACTGCCGTGATAGTTGTGCATAAATTCTAGACTCTAAGTTTCTGATGAACCGAGCTAGTGTTGTATTTTCTTTATCTCTTTCTATCTGGTCTTGTAAAGCTTTAAGCTCTGCTTTTAGGCTAAGTTTTCTTGAATGTTCTTGATTCTCAATCGTAAGATAATGTGAGCTTGTGTTGTTACCATTAAAGCTAGGGCTTTTAAATTTAAATACTACTTCATCTGCCAGTGAATTTATTGAAAAAAATACAACAAACAAACACCAAAATAAAATACAGAACCAGCAGTTCCGTATTGTCTTTTCGCTTCTAAATGTTGGTTTTAATTTCATTCTATCCATCCTATTAAAATATTAGTCATAATCAAGCAAGCACAAGCAAGATTAATTAAAAGAATAATAGTACGTATAATTGTAATTTGATTTTCTACAGGTGCTGTATCTTCATCACTAAATGAGCCTAACGCATACTTCCATACTGTCCATAATTTTAACATTGTTAATCTTTTCGCCTATCTTTTTTCTGTGCTTTTGCTATTTCGTCTGTGTCAATTAAATTAGGTACTCCAAGTAAAGTTTTAAGGAGTACATCTTGTTTTAAAGATTGATTGTCTAATGACCTTACTCTATCTATTAACGATACAATAATACCATATTGACTATCAAGTTTTGTTGAAACTCTTTCTTCCATTGTGTCTAAACTTGTTTGAACCTTTTCATCTAATGTATCTAGTTTAGTTTCCATGCCATCAATAATTCTATTAATTAATTTAGACACAAACCAACCTAGACCCATTGCGGCGGCAATAGGAAACCCGACTTCTGTTATAAAGGTTACTGCTTCAGACATTATTCTTTAGGAGTATTTGATGCTCCAAAATAGAAACTAATTACAGCACTAGCTAAACCACCTAAATAACCAAGCACTAAATTAATAAGAGCTTCAGAGTTTTGTTCTGGTGGTTGTAAGGTAACAAGAAATATGTAACCCATAAATCCTCCGACAACAGTTACACCTATAATCCTTGCTGTCCAATCCTTTGAAAACTTTCCACGAGCATCTTGCTTGTCTTCAGTTTCTAATTTAAATACATCTACGTCCAACTCTTTTAACTGGATTTCAAAAGCTTGTTCAGCTTTTTTAAGCTCTAACATCTGTTCAGGCGTAGCTTCTGCTATAGCTTTTTCAATAGCTTTAGGTGTATTAGGTACTCCCAATACATCAGCTATTACATTTCCTGCCATACCACCCATAGGACCGCCTAAAGCAGTCCCTAACGTAGGAGCTACTGCACCTACTAGATTTTTTAATAAATTTTTCATTCACCTACTCCTATCACCATCATTTGTAATTCTCTACTACGTCCACCTACCTGATTAAACCAACGACTGTCTTCCATTTCAACAGCCATTTGATTCCAGTCTCCAGCTTTACAAGCCTTTAACATATTCTTAAACTTTGCAAGTCTTGTGCCACCTAAATTAAAACACATATTAACTAACACATGTTGTATTGGCTCTGGTAATCTATTAAAAGAAGGTACAGTACCATAAATATGCATTGCTTCTCTATAATGTTTATCAAAATCATCTTCGTAATATAGGTCAACTACTTCTTGTTTAACAGGCGTACCTACTTCCCATGTATACTCAGGGTCTTGCGGCTGACAAAGGTGTCCAACACCTAAAGTTTTATAGCCTAAACTATCCTCATATATTTCAAGCACTTCTCCTTCGTGCCTTTTAATTTGTTCTTTACATTCTTGTATATTCATAATCCTAATCCTTCCATTTGAGACTTAAGCTCTCTATCTTCCAAATCTTGTACTGCTTCTGAGGATGCATTAAATGGTAATCCTGTTTGCTTATTAATCATTTCGTCTGGTTCGTCTTTTGCATTAGGTACATTTACTATACCACCTCTTGCATATTGTTTAGCTTTATACTTTTTAGTTTTAGTAGTTGTACCTCTTGCAAAACTTCTCATGTCTTTACGGATATCAGGCGGTATTAAACCATAGCCTGGGACATTAGTA